AAGGAAGAATTTCAGTTCCTTTGCAAAGCAGCTGCTCTGCCTTCTTCAAACATCACCCCTATTGAGATTCCTTTCAGAGGAAGAACACTGAAGGTTGCTGGTGATAGAACCTTTGATACTTGGACGATCACCATTATCAATGATGAAAACTTCAGACTTAGAACTAAGTTTGAACAGTGGATGAACGGAATCAACAAACTGACTGATGGATCTGGTGCAACCAGTCCTGGTTCATACATGGGTAATGCTGTTGTTCATCAACTTGGTAGAGGTGCTAACCAAGGAAGACAATCCACTACTAACTCAGGTGGTGGAGATGGAAGCAGTGGAAGAGATAACATTTCACCACTTAGAACTTATTATTTCAGTGACATTTTCCCAACTGAAGTTTCTGAAATTGGACTGTCATATGATAGCACTGATACCATCGAAGAGTTCACTGTAACCTTCCAGGTTCAGTATTGGATTGCTGGTGCAAATAGCACAGGTGGTGGACCTGCTGATCAACGCAATAACGTCACTAGATAAATAGTCCAATAAAGGACTACGAATAAATCATGGCTAAGTTATTTGGGTTCTCGATTGAGGACACCGAAAAAACTCCACCCAGCGTGGTTTCCCCCGTTCCTCCTAATAATGAGGACGGGGTAGATCACTATCTGACAAGTGGATTTTTTGGGCAATATGTTGACATTGAAGGAGTCTACAAAACTGAGTTTGATTTAATCAAACGCTATCGCGAGATGGCACTTCACCCAGAATGTGATAGTGCCATCGAAGATGTAGTAAATGAAGCTATTGTAGCTGACACTCACGATTCTCCAGTTGAAATTGAACTTTCTAATTTGAATGCCAGTGATGGTATAAAGAGAAAAATTAGAGAAGAATTTAAGTATATTCTTGGTTTATTAGATTTTGACAAGAAAGCACACGAAATTTATAGGAATTGGTACATTGACGGAAGACTTTATTATCATAAAGTCATTGATTTAAAAAAACCTCACGAAGGTATTCAAGAGTTACGTTACATTGACGCAATGAAAATGCGTTATGTACGTCAACAAAAGAAAAAACCCAATGATCAAAATCGCTTAGCGAATATTAATAAGGGTTCTGGCAATCCCATGGAATATGAATTCCCTGAGATTGAAGAGTATTTCATGTATAATCCAAAGAGTTCATATCCTACTGCAAGTCCAGCGACTGCAGGTGGTGGCGGGCAATCAGGAATCAAGTTCTCAAAAGATTCTATCACATATTGTTCATCTGGACTTGTAGATCGTAACAAAGGATCGACTCTTTCGTATCTTCACAAAGCAATTAAATCACTCAATCAACTTAGAATGATTGAGGATTCATTGGTAATCTATAGATTATCCCGTGCTCCTGAGCGTAGAATTTTCTACATTGATGTTGGTAATCTGCCTAAAGTAAAGGCAGAACAATATCTTCGCGATGTCATGAATAGATATCGTAACAAACTTGTTTACAACGCACAAACAGGAGAAATTCG